GCGCCGGTATTCGCTGGCCGCATTTGCGGGCATCGCTCAGGAAGACGATGACGGCAACAGCGCGTCCGCACGTAGTGAGCCGGTCAAGCAAAACGCGCACCGGACAGTACCTGAAAAGCAGGCTATTACGGATGAGCGTTTTGCATCCGCCATCAGCGCCATCCGCAGCGGCAAAAGCACATCCGCATCCGTGCGCAGTCATTTTGCCCTGACAACCGAACAGGACAACGCCTTGCACGCCCTGGACTTGGAGTTGAAAGCATGATTGTCCACGCAAGCGGGTTAGGTGAAATCATGGCCCCGGCTAAAAAGTCTGGTGAGTTGTCGGCAGGAGCAAAATCGTTTGTCAAAAAGCGGTTCAAAGAGGCGCTGTTCGGGTATCGCGAGTCTTTCGATTCCAAGTACACGAAAAAAGGGATCATTGTCGAAGATGAAAGCATCGCCTTGTATAACCGGGTGAACTTTACCGATTGCGTGAAAAACACCGAACGGCGCAAAACGGAACTGTTGACCGGCGAGGCCGACATTATCAACGGCCAGACGGTGATTGACATCAAGTCCAGTTGGTCGCTGATGACGTTTCCCATCTTCCCGGCGGATGCCGCCGATGCCGGGTATGAGTGGCAGTTGCGGGCGTACATGCACTTGTGGGACTTGCCGAAAGCTGAACTTGCATTCTGCATGGTCAGCACGCCGGAGCATCTAATCGGTTTTGAAGATCGCGCCGTACACATTGTCGATCACATTCCGGAAGAAATGCGACTCACCGCCTTGTCGTTTGAGCGTGACGCAGGCAAAGAAGCGGAAATGATTGCCCGTATCAAACTGGCTCAAGCCTACTATCAGCAGCTTGAAGACGAATATTTGGGAATTGACGGTGCGGACGTTCATATTGCATAGCGACACGCAGGCGCGTGCGCTGGCCGTCTACCTAAAGGCCAACCGTACCGCCTGCGCGGCTGCTGGCAAGCCTTTAGAGGTCATCGTGTGCCAGCACAGGGAAAAGCGCCGGGACGTACAGAATCGGCTGTATTGGGCCGTCCTGCGCGAGATTGCCAATCAGTCGATGATGGGCGGCAAGCGGTACAGCGATGAGGTATGGCACGAGCATTTCAAGCGGTCGCTGATTGGCGTTATCGACCTTCCCAACGGCGACACGATGGGCGAATCAACAACAAAGCTTAGCGTCTCCGAGTTTGCGGACTATGTCACAAGAGTCCAGGCGTATGCGGTCGGTGAACTTGGGGTTATTTTTACAACCGGAGAATGACATGAACGCAAAACAAGCAACAACCACAGGCACCTATTTGAAGATGCTTCTGGATAGCCAGAAAATCACATCCGCCATTGAGAAAGTGACGCCGGAAATTGCCGCGCAATATCTGGCCAACAATGACGGAAACCGAAACATCCGAACTTCACGAGTCAGGGAGATATCAGGACTGATTCAACGAGGGGAGTGGAAGGTAACTCACCAAGGCATTGCCTTTTCGCGTGATGGTCGTCTTCTTGATGGGCAGCATCGGCTACTGGCTTGCATTGATGCTGATATGCCAATTGATATCATGGTGACTCGCAACCTTGACCAGTCGGCATTTAAAGCTCTTGACCTTCACGGTAAGCGGACATTTGCGGATATTTTCGGCATATCCAACAATCTTTCAGCCTGCATTAACTTCATTGCGATGGCGATTTTTGGAGATAAAGGAATCGGGCCTGAACAAATCCAACTCGTTATGGGTACGGATATTGGACGGACATGCGCAAGACTCTGTGTCCAGAACCACAATAGCCCGATTGTCCGTACCCCGTGGATTGTTGCATGTGCTGTCCATTGCGTGAACGGCAACCGCGAATATGCGGAGACGCTGTTTGAAAACATCCGCATGTGTAATGTCGCGCAACTTCCTCCAGCTGGCGAAGCATTTCTACGCCAGCACATGAACGGAGGAATGAAGGCTGGCGGGTCAAACGGAGCAAGGCGCGAGATATTTGCCAAAGGAGTTGTCTTGTTTGACCCAAAGAAAAGTAAAAACGTCATCATCAAGCCCATGTCCGTCGATGCAGCTATGCAGATGCTGCGTGATTCAGTGCCTGAGTTGACATGCCAAAAATAAACCAAAAACTTGCCAAGGACGGCGCAGGAGAGAAGCCATGTACATCAGCAGCAACACAGCAGAAATTACCATGAAAGACGCCATCCGGGCGCAGCTTGAAGCCGATACGGCAGCATGGGAAAAAGCTCAGGAGACGGGCGAGAAGGCGGTCGCCTCGTTTGCAGATCCAGCGCCGCAGAAGGCCATCGACCGGACGCCGCTCGTTATCGTCCGGGTCAAAGCTGAACCCAAACCCAAAGGACGCCCGCCAGTCATGACCGAATCGCAAAAGCTGGAAAGGCTGCGCGAGTTCGGATTGCTCGGAATCCGTACCAAGCTGCGCGAGGCCGGACGCACGCAGGTCGAGCTTGCAAGCCGGTTGAAAGTGTCTCCGCAAGTGTTGGGCGACTACCTGTCAGGCAAGGTCAGCACGACACCGGAAATGGCCGAACGCATCCGGTATGAAACCAGCGAGATGGTACGCTTGCCGCCTGCCGTCAAGCCGAAACTGCGGCGCGGGGTAGAGTGGATGAACAGGGAAGAACTGGTCGCGCTCATGGCCAAGCACAAAGTCAGCAAGTCTCAGGTCAAGGCGCGTACGGGGTTTCCCGGAAGCTATGTGCTTGACTGTATTGCTGGCCGGTACAACCCGTCATCCGAGCGCATGCCTGTTATTGAGCAAGCCATCCTGGAATTGGTCGAGGCCGCGAAAACAGGCCGCAAGGTTGAAAAGCCGAAAAACGAATACCTGCAAAGCGTGGCCGTCCGGTTGCGTACGATGCGCGATGATGCCGGACTGATGAACAAAGACATCTGTACCGCGATGGGGTTGCCAGCCTGCTACATCTCCAACGTTCTGAACGGTCGGCAGGAGGTCAGCCGGGAACGGGTTCAGGAGATTGAAGCGGTTATCGGAAAGCTGTCAAAAACGGCTTGCAAATAATTCCGGGCTGAATAATAATTAGGCATGGCAATGTTGCCAACTCTGTATTAGGCGTCAAAAAAGACGCCTAACCAAACTTTATCAACAACGGGGTGACAGAATGAACATTAAAGAACTGGAGCGGCTGGCAGAAGCAGCAACGCCGGGGCCGTGGGAAATGGACGACTTGCTTGCCGAGTTTAGCGGGATTTGGGTTAGCTCTGCCTTCGGCATGATATGCGACGACATTGGCGAAAATGACGCACGATTTGTCGCCGCCGCCAATCCTTCCGCCATCCTGGAACTGATCCGGCAGCGGGATGCCGCTATTGGAGGGCTTGAGTTGTTTATGGAAGTGATTGACCCGCCTCCCGAGCGGAATTGCTCATGTCACATATCACCGCCATGCAACGACTGTGTAGAAAATAGCGGACTGCGTGAGGCATTTGAGTATGCGGAACGCGTTATCAACAACGCGGAGAAGCAATAATGGGTTACTACGCTTGCAGAAAGGTTAAGGATTTGCTCCCAGATTACATCATCGAGCAACAAGGCCCGGACTATGAAGGTGGATGCAATTACGACGGCGATATGTGGTACGCCGCTGCGGACTACATTCTTGACCTGAAAAGCCAGCGGGATGAGTTGCTGGCGGCACTGAAGGAAATTGACGACGCAGCAAAGGAATCACAGTCAATTATTGGGTTTGCCGGGAAGTTGATGTCAATGCTGAAGAAGGCGAGAGTAGCCATCGCCAACGCGGAGAAATCCCAATGAAAACGATTGACGACGCGCTGAAATACGCCGACACATTCGACTCGCCGCGCAACCAGCACATGAGCATCGTTATCCTTGCCGCCGAAGTCCGCCGACTGCAAGCCGAACTTGAGCAAGAGCGCAAGCGGCTGGATTGGGCGCTTGCAAACGATGCACAGTATTTCATGTGGGATGGTGAAATGACGTTTTGTTGCTCGCTTGATGAGGGGTGCGGGATGTATACGTTTGTGCGCGAGTCAGAAGACCCACGCGCAGAAATCGACGAGTTTATTTCGGAGAGCAAAAAATGCGAGATTTGATAAATGCCTTGCTATTTACAGCAGAGGTGCATAGCGACGAGGAAGAAGGCGAGGACTCAAGCATATCCCTGCTGTGCATTCGCGCAGTTGGGGAGATTCGCGGCCTGCGCGACGAAATCAACGGCCTGACCGGGTCGCTGGATCGTGCGGAGAAGGCGCTGAAAGAGGCGCAGGAGCAGGAGCCAATAAAATATCTGTACCGAGTGACTGACTGCTTTGGCCATGATGTTTTGCGCGATGACCCGAAAGGAGCAGCTATTCTGGAAACAATCCCACTCTACGCCCGCCCCGTCCCCGCCGCACCTGCAAAGTTTACTGACGATGATTTAGCAGAAATTCACCAGCTTGCTTATGAGTTGGGTGGCACGGAAAGCGGCGAATACATACTTGATGGTGAACAGCTTGATAGCGTGATTGTTAAGGCTGCGTCACTGTTTTACAAGCCAGTCCCCGCTGCTGTGGCTGTGCATGCTGTGCCAGATGCCTGCTATTTGCTGGAACGGCAAGAAAACGGGATGTCTTGGTACATAGGCGCAACAACACGTTACGGCGGCGCGTGGCACTGGACTGCGGATGTCAATGCCGCAATGCGCTTTAGCCGTAAGGAGGATGCCTTGGCGTGTTGGAGTATTTTGGCGAAATACCATGTTGGAGTTGGCGGTATCGGCACAACTGAAACCGTCCCGACTCAACATATTTTCGAGGACACCCGCGCCCTGCTGCAATCCGGGGAGGGGAAGAAATGACTGTAACCCACACGCCCACCCAGCGCATCACATCGACCGGATTTATCCCAGATGCCGACACCCGCAACAACGACGAGCGCTACCGGCAAATGCAGGCGCGGATTCTGGCCAAACGCGAACAAACGCTCGACCTGCTGATGCTGCTGTCTGCACTGGAATCCGCATTTTTTGCCAGCAAGGCGACGCTTCCGGATTACCTGATTGAGCGCATCGACACTGCCGTTGATGCGCTGAAAAAAGAACTGATGGGGGATGATGAGAAATGACCCTCCCCTATGACTTTGAACGCTGCGTCGGCTACAACTGCCCAGTCCGCGGCGATTGCGCCAGGCATCAGGCGCTGGCAGACCGTGGGCCACGGACGCCGGTAAACGATCACTCGTTGCGGGTGGAGGTGATTACGGCGGCGGATTGCGGGCATTTTATCGAGGTGCGGAATGACCGATGACGTAAACAGCCCGGCCCACTACCAAGGCGACCACGGTATTGAGTGTATTCAGGCTATCAGCGCCCAGATGTCCGACGATGAATATCGCGGCTATTTGCGCGGGAATGTCGTCAAGTACGTCTGGCGGTATCAGCAAAAAGGCGGTCGCCAGTCTCTGGAAAAGGCGCGGTGGTACTTAGACAGACTGATTGAGGTGACAGAATGACCTTCTCACAGGCCCGCAACGCCTTGAAACTGCAATGCCTGCACCTTGTTCATCACGACCGTGGACGGGCCGCTGCTGAGTCTATGGCGTGGCTGAAAACCTACTGCCGACATTGGGCAACGGTAGGCCACGACACGCAGACGATGGACAATCTGAACAACGCCGAGCGCATCACAGCCCGGCAGCATCTTGGAACGCTGCGCAGGCTGGGGATGCTGCGTGAAGGCGGATTCCGGGGAAACTTTGAAGTGATAGACAAGCCCGCTTGATGCGGGCTTTAGTCACATCACATAGGGGTCATCATGACCTATCGTTATCATCACAGTGACGTTTGCATCGGTTGCCGTTCCTGATCCATTTACAGTGTAAATCACTGCTGTTGTCGTCCCCCTGACTGCGCTAAATCTTAGGCTGTCCGGCGTGCTGTCATTGTCCTGCTGAATTATCACACCATAGTTGGTGGTTCCGATGTCATGCGTGATCGTATAGACGCCAACGCCTGTTTTTGCGACAGTCCAGCCCGATTTATCCCACGGCGTGCTGGCTGCACCGGCAGACGTAACCCTGAACGTAAACGCCCGGTTATTACGGTTTTTGATTGTCCCTCCGCTGGACAGCAGTACTTTGCCAACTGTTTGTCCGTTGTGGCTATTGTGGCCATACTGCACATCGACTGAAGAATTGACCTCCAGGCCATACGTGCCGTCGCGGAAATCATTATCCGTGACCCGTGCGCCATCGCAATCATTGAGCCGGACATTTGGATTAACGCCTGCCGTTGCTGGTCGCATGATGTTTCCAGTCAGGCGCAGGTCGTAGCAGTCATAACCAACGATCTGATATCCGACAGATGCGTTGCCGTTTACCAGCAAATAATTATCATGGATGTTGATGCTGTTTTGCGGTTGTGACGGATTTTGCCGGACGATAATCGGCACAAGCCCGCTTTCGTTGTGATTGATCGTGTTACTGGCAATTTCCAGTTTGCCGCCGTTTCCGCCAGCCGTATATTCGGCGTAAATGCACGCCCTATCGGTTTGCAGGACGCCAGATCCGCCATTGAGTTGCATCACCCGGTTATGCACAAACCGACTATTTGCGCCGTCCGTAAAACGGGCAGCGGCAGGGATGCGATAAAACCGGCAGTTCGAAACAAGGCTATATTCGCCGTCGCCACCAAGGGCAACGCCCGCTTGCGCAGAATATGACGCCTGATAACTTGGAGCATCATAAAACCCGCAGTCGAAAATGGTCAGCCCCTCCGTGTAGGTACTGCCCGTCAGCAACCGGCCCAAAATGCCCCAGCGTGCAAAATCGGTGAAATCGCATCCGGTAATGGTGATAAATCCAGACCCATTGCGAACATCAATCAGGTCATGCTCGCGGTATGCGCCGTCAGCCGTGGCTGTGCCGACAAACAGAATACCCTCAATCTCTGAGTTGTTACTGTTGCGCAGTTCCATCAGCGTAGCGAATGTGTTTTTGAGTTTAAGCTGCGCGCCTTTGCTGCCGCTGATTTTCGAGTTATCAAAGCCATCAAGCGACAGCTTATCAGTTAAAAAAATGCCTGCCGCTAATTCCAGTTCTGTATGCGCGGTTTGAGTGGCCGTTATTGCTGCGGCAAGACCAGTGGCAATCAATGTCGAGTTTTGTGCGGCAGTGTTCCCGGCGTCAATGTATGCCCATTGCGATGAATCAATGTAGTCCATGACGTAGATTTTCCTGAACCGGCCAAATTTGGTGTTGATGTAGGCGCGCACAGCCTTCGTTGTCGGGTAACGGTTATCCGAATCACTGGCAAGCGTGGTGTCAATCTCGCGGTTTGCGGCATCTTCTGGAGTATATCCATACTGCTTTGAGATCAACACATCATTAAGTACTTTTGTTATCCCATCTGAGGTAATACTGATGTTATATACCCCCTGGTCAGCGTAAAAAATAAAAAACCCCTTATCGTCGGCAGTTAATGACCCACCCGATATGGGCGTTGTTCCGGATTCATCTTCCCAAATGCTTGCCGCTGTATCATCGCTGGCATTTGTAACAACAATTCCCGCATATGGAGCGGTAGCAACTTGTTCATTGCCCATGAAAACAGATTGCTGATATACGTACTTTGTCATGGTCAATACTCGATAATGATGATGCCAGCCGCTGCTGTTGCATCACCAGCGCCGCCGACTTGATACGCGATGACATCGCCAGGCTCAACAGCCAGCACGCCGATCGACGTTGCACCAGCGCCGCCACCTGTACCGCCGTAGCCAATGGTAGCGCCAATCAAAGGGGAAAACTGCGTGCCTGACGTTCCATTCCCTGTCTGACCATCAAGATTAATGTCTCCACCTGACGCCGTTCCACCCGTGCCGTTTGACAGCCCCGCGCCTGCGGTAATTCCTGAAAATGTGCTGTCGCCGCCACCAACAGATGCACCGCCACCGCCGCCAACGGCAGTAACCTTGATACTGTAGACGCCGGTCGGAACCGTGTAATTGCCGGTGACGTTTGATGTGGTAAAGTTGGTGATGGCATCAATTGCGCCAATGCCGTTAAGCCACGGTGCGCCAGATCCGCGCTGAGCAATGGCAACGGGATTAGAGTCCAGCGCCGACATAGTTGCAGCGCGAAGGATTTTATTCGCGCCAAGGTCGTCAGAATCAAGCGTTGTGTAGGCCGTTGGTGCGGTCATAGCAGTACCTTTCCTGCGACGCCGCCGTCAAGGTATCCGGCGTCGGTTGCGATGAACATATAATACGCGGCATCCGATGCGGAAACATCCATATATTCCGTACCGGCTGCAAATGTGTTAGGTGCGATGCGGCCAAACTGGCCAACAAGTTCGGACTGTGCCTGAATCGCCGTGAACTTGACTCGATCCTTGCCCTGCTTGGTTTTGAGGACGCGGTAAATCATTTCCTCCGGTTCGCCAAACTCATCAACGTCGACGAATGACGACAGGGTGATAAATTGGCCGGTCTGGATTGCGTCATCCTTGGCGTCCAGCTCGAACTCAATTCGTACCGGCACATATCCACGGTTCAGCAGCATCCGGTCAATGACGGCCTGCAATTCAGCCTCGTTGCTCGTGGGATGCCACCGGCCATAAATGGTCAGTGACCGCCTGCCGTTAATTTCGTTTGCGCCTTGGCTGTCCGTATTGACCGTCAAAAACCCTTTGCGATAGTTGCCGATTTCATCCTTCGCCTTGACGGGGTTTCGCTGCCCCATCGTGACGTAAACCTCGTTCAAAATGCGGTCGGACTGATCCATGCATTTCGGACTGCCGGTGACGATGTGCTGATCGTCGGTGATGGTTTCGACGATCTCGTCAAGGTCAGGCGGGCGCACGCAACGATATTGAATGGTGCTGGTTTCCTCTTCCCACCACAGCGCCCACGTTGACGTTTGCTGGACAAGCTCTTTAATGGTGTCGCGTACGCCTTCTGGCCCGCACACAAGGCGCGTCAGGCGAAATCCTGCAATCCATGTCGTGGCTTCAGACAGCCAGTCGGAATACGGAATATATGCCGTGTCAATGCCTGCGCCGTCTTCAAGCAAGACTTGAAAAACGTCGATAGGGCGCATGGATTTGAAGTAGGCGCACTTCTGAACATCGTCGCCTGCATCATGCTCAGCCCGTTCGGTTTCGTACTGGTCAAATCCGCCCCATGTCAGGCCCGACAGACGCACGCCACCGGTGATGGTAGCAACGGTCGTATATTTGACAATCTCATCACCTAAGCGCACGGCAGAATACGACGGCTCCCATGATTGGATATCGTATTCGGTCGGTCGGTCGGTCACTACGTCGATATGCGAGTGCGTGCCGGTGCTGTTCAGCGCTGATTGCAGTACGCCGGTCGAGCGTGGCGGGTATTCGGCCCGGTCGTTGTCGGCCAGCTTCAAAGGGTCTTTGGCGGTCAGCGTGACAGTGCCAAGTCCCCAGCCTTTGATGTCCTCGGCGATGTATTCCAGGCGCTTGCAGTTCGCAAGGCTAAACGGCTCATGCACAAAACCACGATACCAGACAACCTTGCGACCTTGATAAAACGGCCAGCGTTTGCGGAACTTCGGCCAGAATGTCCCCTGTTGCATGGGGTCATAGGCGCGGGTAGCCACATACGGGTCATAGCCGATGTCATCATGCGGCGCATCGATGAACCGAAACGATACAGATGCCCGCTTGCCCAATCCGTTTTCAGGATCGAGTTCAGCGGAGTCTTGGTCAGCCGATTGCAGGAATGGCGTATAGCCGTCAGGGATAGTTGATGCTGGCGTGCAAAACTTGGCGTCGAATTCTTCAAGGTCGTAATTCGGCTTGTCACGGCAGGTCGCCCACGTGTTGATGCACGTAGATGCCGCCGTGCATGGCGCAACGCCATTCGTGAGCGAACAACGCTCAAGCGTGATATGAACGAGGTCGATACGTTCGTGACCCGGTTCCGTCTTGAGTGTGTCATAAGACGGCGCGGGCCAAGGGATGATCGCCAGCAGTGATGCTAAAGGCATTGCCTACCCCGTGTTAAACGTCTTCGTTCCAGTTCAGCGCGACGACTTGGTTTGATGCCGCCCCGGAGATTGATGCCGCCGAGACGGTGAGTGTTTCTCCCGGCAGGAGGAATATATCAAACTCGGTCAGGTCGGAGAATTGGTTTCCGTTCGCCCCGATGGCGCAGTTGAAAACCTGATTGCCACCCGTGACCGTAGTTCCGGCAGTGTCGTAGGCCGCGAGGCTGTTCGTTGCGTCCACGTTGGTATATGACGGTGAGCCGCCAAGCGTGGTGTTTTTAAGCAGTTGGAATATGACCGGCACCGATGCCGCAGTTGATACCGATAGCGAACGCAACCGCAGCATAGAGCGGTTGGTGACGCTGTTGATGGTGGTGTTGTTGCGCACCGTGATGACGTTGTTTTGAGTCGTGCCGATGCTCTTAAATGAGCTGATGCCGTATGTCCCGCCAAGCCCACGACGCTCGCCTTCAATACCCATGAAGAACGAGGCGCACGATACCGCAATGTTGGTCGTGTTCGCGGCATTGGCTGCGTAAATCGCAAAATGCATCGTCGGGTTCGTGACATGCGGCGTGGTCGTGGTGTTGACGAAAACGAACTGGTGAACGTCAACCCATTGGCCGTTGACGCTGTTCAAGACCGACATGATCGCGCCAAACGCACCGAGGTATCCCATCTGTATCCGGTAGATGTTCAATTTCGTCGGGTCGATGGTAAATCCGCTGTCGCCGGTTCCATCGCAAACGTCAAGATTCCACGATGCTCGGGCCACCCACGTGTCCGAACTGTTTCGCCGCCACAGCACACCAAACGCAGCGCCATTGTAGCCAAACCCGAAAGCATCAACGGTGCTGTTCATCATCCCGGCGATTTGTGTCGAGTTAGCCGCGCCTGTGGTAAACATGGCCGTGAATCGCGCCTGCACACCCTGTCCGGGTCTGTACTTGGCGACCTTGGCGGACTTAATCATTGCCGTTGATGTTGCGGCTGCGGTCGTGCTGGCAACGCCCATCTGATTGGCTGATGTCGCGGTTCCGGAGCCGGTCAAAACGCTTGCGATGGTGTTGCTGTTGATGCCGTACACAAAGTCGCCAGCGACAACAGGCGTCAGATTTGCCGTGATAATTTCACCGAACACGCCACGCGGCCCTTGAACAGACACTTCAAGATGGCCTTCATCACTGACAGAGACGGATTTTACATCGTTGCCGCCTTCCGTCAGGCCGTACAGTTGCACTCGTGCCGCGCCGGTCGTGGCGTCGATTTTGAGGTATCCGTCCGCCGTTTCGGGATCGCCAATGGCCACCACTTCGCGGTCAACGCTGATGGCATCAACCGACAGTCGCGTGGTTTCCAGTTTGTTCGTCTGGTCGGGAATCGTGACGTAACGATGTTCAATTGCCATGTTTCGGCCCCTCAAGTCTCATTGACACCTTCATGGCGTCGATTTGGGAAAACGATGCGGACGGATCTCCGACGACTGCGCCGTAGATGACATGCTCGCTGAAATCTTTCAGGTTCCACGCAAAAAACACTCCGACTGTGCGCATCAGGTTGCGGATGGTCATCCAGTTCGACGCAATCCAATCCGGGTCGATAACGTCAAAAGTGAGCGATTCCTCAATGCGTGCGGATTCAATCTGCGTGCCGAGAATCTGGCCGGTGACGCTGATGGTGTTGGTCAGTTTTTCGGTGGGGTTGTATATGGCAGGCTCATACCCTACGCCAATGCCTACGGGGATTTGTGTCCGCGCCCCGGCTTTGAATACCGCAATGCTAGGCGTCGAACTGCACACAATCCGCAATGCCGACGCGCTGACGGATGCAAATACCCATGCAATGCAACCGGCCCCGGTGCGGCTCAACGCGCTGCCAATCGCCGCCCAAGATGAACCGTTGTACCATTCAAGCGTGTAAGTGCCTGCTGTTGTCGTGACGTAGATTGCGGCATAGTCGATGGATTTCGCGCCGCTGAATGTGGCTGTAATCGTCGCCCCTGCCGATGGTGTCCACCGGCTGTAAGTGGTCATCGTCTGGACTGCAATTGAGGTCGAGCTGGAGCTAGTCGCGGACATGGTTGCGTCTTTGACCTCATCAGCGATAAATAGATGCGGCAGGAACTTATTTGCATCCGATATTGAGGTCGCGATGTATGTGCTGCTCATATCTGCATAAACTCCACGCGGCCGAACTTGGCACCGTCTCCGAGTTTATCACCGATTGCTTGCATCAGTTCAGCGACATCTTCATCACGCCACAGTCCGCGACTCTGCACGCGGATGTCCAGCGTCTGCGACCTGACTTGCTGCTGTTGTGTGCTAGTGATTCCGGATGTGTCGGGAGTGGTTGCGGTTGCTGAACCGCCGCCAGCACTTCCTCCGCCACCCTTGATGGCATTTACAAGGCCCATTCCGGTTGCAATCACCTGAGCGACGGCGGCGAACTTGGCGAAAAATGGCACAGTAGGGTCAGCCAAGGCTTGAGATGCGGCAACGTAGGCGTTTACCAGCGCCTGGGCCGCGCCAACCGACTGAATCAGCTTGGTAATGCGGCTGCTATGCGCGCCGGTTGCGTTGTACAGGTTGGTCATGAACGCATTGGCAGCACCCAGCTTGTTGGCGAGTGTCGTCTTGTCTTTAGCTGCGGCATCGCGTGCAATCTGTGCCATGCGGTCTTGGTGGTCTTGCTCCAGCACTTCGCGCTTGGCCTTGGCTTCTTCATCAGACAAACCATACGCCGCCTGATATTCAGCAAAGTCAGCCAGTTTTTGCTCATAGCGCAGCATCTCAGCCTCGCGCTCGGTCGCGAACTCAGATTCAAGCCATGCACGGCGCTGCATTTGTGCATCAATTTCGTCCTGCATCAAAAGCTGCGTTTCAATCGCCTGAATCTCGCGAGCCTTTGACTTCTTTCCATCGTCCACAGTAGTTGCAGCAGCGCCTTTGCCGCCGCCTTTGCCAAGGATGTCAGTGGGCATTGATTGCGAAGCAGATGCGGCCGCTTGCTGCCCTGCTTTGATTTCAGCATCGCGCTGGTCAAGGATTGCCTTGATTGATGCTTCGGATGCCGAGGTAATTATCTTCGACCGTTCTTGATAGCGCTTGTTGGCATCGGCCCATGTGTCATCCGTCCAGATGGCATTCCAGCGCTCTTTCGCACGAGTGAACCGGTTGCTCGTGTTGTCGATGAACTCAGCCACCCAAACAGCGGCAATGCCGGTCATCGCTTTGACGTTTGACGGCAGGGTGATAAATGCTTCCTTGATGTACCAACCGATGGCCTTCGCGCCTATTGCAACGTTGTTCAGTTCGCTGGCCAAAGGACTGGCATTGGTCGAAGCATCCTTGAACGCAGATCCCCACGTGCTGAATAGGCGTGTCGTCTCTTGCAGGATGCCGTTATCAATCGCGTCGGATATGCCAACGATGGCAGATGCCAATCCGCGAGATGCGCCGGTTGCTGCGTCGACCTTGCCAACGTAGTTGATGAAACTGTTCCCGGCCTGCGTCATCGCCTGGCCAATGGTCGGAGCCATTTTCCCGAATTGCTCATCGACAGCAGCGCCTTGTTTTTCCAGCGCCTTGACGACCTCATCCGCCGTGATCTTGCCTTCCTGACCAAGCGCACGCAGTTGGCCAACCGTCACGCCCATGCCTTCGGCAATCGCCTTGGCCAGCGCCGGAGCCTGTTCCATTACCGAGTTGAGTTCTTCGCCGCGCAGGGTGCCAGATGCGAATGCCTGCCCCAATTGCGTCAATGCGGCTGCGGCAGATGCGCCTGATGTACCGGAAATAACCATCAGCTTGTTGATGGTTTCTGTTGTGTTCCCGACTTCCTCAAGCGACAAGCCTAGTTGGTCAGCATTGGTTGCCAGCCGTTGATAGACTTCGGCTGTTTCCTTGAGCGGTGAGCGCGTCTTTTGCGCAATGTCGAAAACGTCTTGCTGTGCTGCGGCCAGTTCTTCGCTGGAATCCGTGACCAGCGACAGACGGTTATTGATGGTGGTATAGGCTTCTGACGCCTGAATGATTTCGCGCACGCCAAATGCCACGCCCAGCGCACCGGCTAAACGGGAAACCATTCCGATGGTCTTTTCACCCGCGCCCGTCATGCGGTCAAGCGCCGTGTTCGCGCCCTCAATCTGACGGTAATCCGCTTTCAGTACCAACTCAGCCAGCGTTGTCATCAGCGATTGACCTCTGTACGGCGGATTCAATCCGCATGATGGTTTCGGCTTCCCAGCCTCTCAGCGGTATGCCGGTCATTTCAGACCACGCCTTGACCTCTTGCCATGTCAGCGCCTGGCCACGCTTGAGAGTGCAGTAATATCCCCAAAGGTAGGCCAGTTCTTCCGGTATCGGCGGCGTTTCCAGCTTGCGAGGCTTGCGGCCAGTCTGACGCCAGACGCTCATCAGATGGTCACGCAGCCTCCCAGTTCCGCCCTCCGGTGGGCGCTCTAGTCTTGCTTCGGCTCGGCAATGCTCAATGAGCCGGTCGAGCCTTTCCCGAAAAAAACAGCGGAATCCGACGCCTTGCGGTCAAGCCAGTCAGCCAGATACGGCGCATTTTTCAGCAATTCAATGATGGCTTGCTGGCTGAACTCATCTTCTAGCGACCAGCCAGAAACAGTCGATGCCGTCAGTTCAAGCAAGGCATCTGCGTGTATCTGGCGGCGCTCATCGTCGGTTGCATCCTTGCCGATGGTTGCAGCGACCGCGAAAACATCAGCACGCTTCCGGCGAAAGGCGTCACAATCAACGTGGTGAATGTGTAGCCACTCGCCGGTATCTTCGCCATTCGGCCCGGGAATGTTTACCCGGCGGCCATCATTGGCAGCCGGGCGAGTGAACAGGTCAGACGATTTCATCAGGCGCGCTCGATCTTGAGTTGTGTGGCATCGCTGCTGCTGTAGATAGCCTGGAAAGGCATCGTGATGCTGATCTCGCGCTCGCCGCCGACTTCCGGCTTGCCGCCTGTGAACTTGACCTTGGGCAAAGTGAACGTATACGTTGCCGTACCATCGGTCAGGGTGAACACGATGGCAACTTCGGATTCGTCGTCAAACGCATCAAGCAGGGTGTCGGAATCATAAAAAGCCGTCAATTCGCCTGTGACATTCGACCGGCCAGCAGCGCCGCGCAGTTTGGTAGTTTCGCCCACAACGGCATTGTTTTGGATACCGTTATCAAGCGACAGCTTGATGCCGGTGATGACCGTAACCGGAGATCCGTCAACCGTGATTGCGCCAGATAAGCTGTCCATCACATTGTCATTGGGGTCAGCCGCATAGGTCGCGCCGCTGATTGCCGTTCCTGCACCTGCGTCATCGTTACCAACGACGCCAAATGTGGCCTTGACGATGCCGGATGCCGGACAGTCAATCGAAAACGTGTTGAACTCGCAACCGGTTGCCCGACGATAACGAGTGATGTCGCCAAAGAATCGCTCCAGCGTGAACGAACGGCGAGTCGTGCCAGACTTGAGAACATCGGTTGCCCATGTCCCCATCATTACCGCTTCCAGCAGGTCATCCAGCGAGGCATCACGAAACTCGACTCCAATATCACCGGACACCGACCGAACGCCATGACGCAGGTCGGCAATCTGCCGGTCGCTGCGGATGGTTTCGGATTGAAACGTTTCCTTCTCCAAACCAAGCGAATGGCTTGTCGGATTCAGGGTCTTGAACGACGGCGTTGCCGGGGTCGTTCCATAAGTGACTTCGGCCACGTAGGCCAGTCGGGCGCGACTGCCGCCTGCTACTGTCATGTCGATCTCCGCACGTATGCTGCAAAATTGATACTAACGGTAGCACGCAGCCAGCCGCCTTCGGATTTAGGGCCGTTCAGGTCAGCGCCCCAGATAACAACCTCTTGGCCATTGTACGATACACGGCGGCCCGATGGAAATGCCGCGCATACCGTATCGACTATCTCCAGGATCTCGCCATTGCCGCGACCAGTGCGCATCATGATGTCGGCCTGCAACAGCCCTGATACCTCATTCGTGCCATCATCGCCCATTGTCGCCGGGGTGTTACCGGCAGGCAAAAACGATAGCCGCGCATGGTCTGTTGTCGGTGTCTCGTTGCGGTCTGGCAGATACGTAGTCAGCCCAAAATCACCATCATTCCATGCATCAATCAGCGCTGATTGTATGTCGGCATATCTCATACCTGATGCTCCCGCGCAGTCTGTTCGATGATGGATTTGATGCGGATGAAATTGATGCGCACCATGCCCTGTGTCGCCTGCTTGCTGTGTCCGTACTCTATCGACTCAGCATATGGCAGGTTGTTGACAAGGTAATTGACCCTTCCAACGCCTCCGACTTGCTGCGCGATTGTGGATACAACCATTTGCCCGCTTTTGTCTGTAACATCTGTCACGCCAGAAGCCGGAGCGCCCAGCGTCATTTGCCAATTGCCACGCAGACGCCCAGTATCAACCGGCGTGGACATAACCGTACTGGAAAACCACTTGATTGCCACAGCCCGACAGGTATCGTCAAGTGATTTGCCTGCTCGCTCGGCAAACTTGCGCAGGTCAGATGCAAAGCGCTGATTGCTCATCGCCGCACCTGAATGAAATAGCAAACCGGCGTACCTGCTGGATTAATGTCACGGATGGCGACAATAGTCCATGCCACAGCCTGACCTGCGCTCAAGATTGTCCCAGGCGCTGCTCCAACATTTTCAGCAGCCACAGCGCCGGAAACGTCAACAAGGTCGCCCATGCGTGGCGCAAATGAGGAATCAATGACCATGACGCGCTCGGTATCCTGTATGCGCGTACCATCGACCAGACTGCGGTTGATTGTCGTAAACATGCCGACAGTCGTATTATTGACCGTACCGCCTGATATTGGTTTGTTTGTTACCGGGTCGAAGTTCAGCGATGGACGGGTGATAACAATGTCTTGGCCGAACTCTGTCAGCAACTCAGTCGCGGTTGTGGCCATGTCGGCATAGAAAGTCATGCCCGCACCATAAATGACGTTTTCGGCTTGCACACAACATCAAGATAGCCATTCGCTGCGGTGAACTGCGGCAGGCTGAACTTGCTGGCGGCAGACTCGAAATACTCAATACTGACAGCACCATCCACGCGCTTTGCTTTGACCTGCCCAACCGTTGACGGTTGCAGTGTCGGCTGTAAGTCAATCGTATAGGCCGCAACAGCCAGTTCGCATTGTGCCTTTATCAACTCAGTTGGAATGGTGTCGTTTTCGACTATGTAGTCATCAATGTATACCCATGAGCGCGGCCATTGTAGCGGCTGCGTGCTGGATGTCTTGATGCCTTGAAATCTTGAGCGACGCGCCTCGATGTAATCCATTGCCTTGATAAGCAATATCTCACAGCCCGCATCGGTGTCGGAATAACTGTAGCCACGCGCATCAGCATATGCCTGAAAGTCGGCCACACTGACATAGCTGTTGGCGGCAGCATTTGTGCCTGATCCTGTTTCAACCGTGATCGTCATTTGCCGCCCCGGATGTAGTGATGGGCATCCTTGCCCGGTAGTTCATCAGCCCAGCAGCAGCGCGGTATGTTCCGGCTTGATGTTCTTCACGCCCCATGCGAGCGCGACCTCGTAACGCACCATCCGGGTTCCCGGGTAGGCGCTGATTTCGAAGGTCAGGCCCGACTTGGGGTCGGTCATGTTGAAAACATCAATGGCGAGGTCGCCCACAGCCGGACGTTTCGGGATGCGAGTTGCCAGCACGATGGCCGAACGGCTGAAAGCCATGTTGCGGGCAGCAGCGGCGACGATGGTGATTGCGGTTTCAGATGCCGCAATCGCCTTGCGCAGACCGGGAGCGGCCAGAACAATAGTGCCGCCGTCGCTGACATCAGCATCGCCCGTGGTCACGACATACTGATTGGTGTCACCGGCAAACGTGATGACATCGCCAGCCACGACAGTCCCAGTACCGCCAGTGGATTTCAGGGTGATGGTCGTTGCACCGATGGCATAACCGGCAGTGTTGGTTTTGACGGTCGCGCCAGTACCAGCGGTCGAGGTCAGGATCTGGCCAGACTCGCGAATGTCCAGACCGGCTGCGTTAATCAGGACGCCCTGTTGCTGCAACGGTACATCACCGCGACCGACCTGCACACCATACAGCGTGCGCAGCTTGGCACCGGCAGCGGTATCCAGCACCAGTTGCATGTCGGAGGTCGGAGCGCCATTGTCTACCAGCACCTTGCGTGCTTGAGACGCACCATCGGTCGTGGTTGCAAACGGGGTTGTGGCGGCAGTACCAGCGGCACGGCTGAACGTGGTATGCAGTGCGGCCAAGTCTGCTTCCACGGCATTGACCAGACGGCGCATAGCCTGAGCGATTTGGTTGACCTGAATCTGGCTGGCCCCAGCACCTTGATTCAGCGAGTATTCTTCCTCGCCAGACCACGAGAACGGAGCGACCTTGAGATTGCTGATGGTGATGCCGACGCTGCCAATAGTCTGGTCAGCGGCTGCGGGAATGCTCATTGCAGGCGTAGCGGTTTCCAGAGCGTTGGAATCCGGCACAACAGGAACGTAGATGGTTTGATTCTGTGCGGCCATAGATGCGCGGGCATCCAGGGTTACGGCAGGGATAAGCCCGGTCAGTTCGCGGGACACAATGTCGAGCGCAGCGTAGGCGGACGGGATCAGGTTTGTCAGGGTGTTAGCCATGATGGTTCTCTCTCGGGGTCAGATTACTTTGCCGCCAGCTTGGAAATGTTCCATTTGCTTTGCGGCTGTCATTTGCTCAAGTTGAGCGCGTGTTACAGTTTTCGCGGCCCCGCCGCCACCAGTACCGGACG